CCTGTCAGATCATCGTCTCCCAGCTTTTCCAGCTGAGCGAACAGGTGGTTATTCAAGTCTCCTAATGTATTCTTCATTTCTTACCTCCTAATCGCATCCGTGGCATTCTTCGCAACTTCTTCTCTGCCACAGTCCTTCATCATCCTTGTATAAGCATTCGCTCTCGCCCCAGCACTCCATGTATGTTTCATAGGCTTCGTTGCTGCACGTATCGCAATAGTCTCCCTCAACGATTTCCCCGCCTCTGTAAACTCTGTAGCCATCGTTGCTTCCCATATCTTCATCCGCCCACCAATGTTCTATTGTGGCTTCCGGGTACATTTCTGACAGTTTTAACATTACCGGCTCCGGGTTACTCCAGGCTGTCTCAAATTCTATCGTATCTTCATCCCTCTGTTCGTTGCTATATGCGTTCCACTTCGTACCCCAGTATTTTGTACACCAGTCGTACCATGTGGTACAACCGTATTTTTCATAATTTTCAATGTATGTCTTGCCTTTTTCATACATCTCTGTCTTTTTTGCCTCAGTCTCCTTGTAGGCTCTCGTCATAGCCCTGTTAAAGATTTCTCTGAGCCAATCTTCCTGCTTTGAAAACAGGTTGCCAATTATTCCTTTTGCCGTTTTCATCTTTTCTGCATCGAGACATCCTACTGGAATTGTACATTTTTCTGTCAAATAGTACATTGCGCATTCATCTGTCATAGAGCCGCTTTCGATATTCAAGCTCTCCGGCATAAGAATAATTTTATTAAAATCAAAGCATTTCTTTCCATCTTCCTCTACAAATAATGGCAGGTTTGTAATTCCTTCCATTTTCACTACGTTCTTTACATGATTTGGCATAATCTCATCCTCCTAAACTTAATTCCAGTCGCTTGCTATCTCAACGACCGTTCTCTTCAAAATCTTAAACTTCTCCGGCTCAATCCAGCTCGGTATCTCTCCGTTTCTTACTCTCTCCTGGTACCTGTTCAAACACAGCTGTTTCGCTAGTACCGGTCTGCCTATTGGAACAAACACGCCTCTCTGCTTGTCCCAGGCAAATGCTCCGTACTCCACATTTTCAACTGCAGCTTTCATAGCCTCCACCACTGCATCCAGCGCATCCAACTCTGCCGGGCCAGGTGGCATCTCTTCGATGTTCCGGATATTATGCAGGTATGTTTCCAGTATCGCTGCGTTTTCTCTTAATGTCATTCTTCCTCGTCCTCCTCTCCTTCCGGATGCCAGTGATACTTGCAATCCGGATTTTCGCATCTGCCGTTCCATATCGTACTGCCGCATTCCGGGCAGGTGGTCGCTTCGTATGGTCCTCCGCCTAACATCTGTCTGCCTCCTTCCTACAAATACGAACATCCATATCTTTTCCGGAAGGCTTCTCTGCCTCCCTTATGGATAATCTGTTTTACTTCGCCTTCCTCCCTGCCTTCATCAATAATCCTTGCAAATTCATCTGCCTTCTGCAGGGCGTATTCTTTTTCCCAGGCCAGCTGTCCGATTATCTTTGACATCCTCTCTGCCATCGGGTTTCCGTGTATTCTGCAGAGGATGTCTCCCATGTTGTGACAATCATTGCACACCGGCACTTTCAATCCATCCTTTTCGCTCAGTTCTCTGCCAGCAGTGCCGAACACCAAATGATGCTCGGCCTCTGATGGTCTGCCGCAGATAAAGCAAATCTCCGGATAATCTGTTACAATCCCTTTGCTCATTGCTCTAACCTACTTTCTGTTTCCCAGTCCTACAAATACCAGGAATGCTAATACCGCAAGTGCTGCCATAATCTCGCCTCCTAACCGAAAATCACATCACCGAATAGCGCATACTGGATAATCGCATCACACACGATTGCGTCCGCATTGCAGGTATCGAATCGGATCTTTCCGTCGATCTGTTCCAGGCAGTTGCAGCCGACCGGTGTTATCGCCCACAGTTCAACTCCCTTCTTAAACTTCTCTAAGTCCAGCTCATAATACTCCGTATCGTCTTTGTCGAACGGCTCCGGCAGATGCAGTCTCAGCTTACCGCCTCTTGCAATCTGTTCACTTCCGTACTCTCCGAGGTAGCCGCCCATCACCTTCGCCTCGTCGCACCAGTAATTTATGCCTCCTTCCAATGCTCCGCACATAATGTCGTCAATATCTTCCTGGGTAAGTACAATTTCCAATGCTACCTTCACAACTTCCAGCTTCTCGTTTTTCTTATTTGCCATTTGCCTCATTCTCCTTCTCTCTGAACCTTTTATTTATCTCAGCCTGTGTTTCATCATCAAATAACTTAAAATTGACTCCTGCGCCTATAAACTGATTTAAGATACAATCCTGCACCGCCTTGACTGTCGCCCAGTCCGGTTCATCATCCTGCGTTCTGATACCGAACTGAACCATGTAGTCCTCGATCACGTGCCACAACTCATATTCCAGCTCGTCCATACATCCGAGTGCCGATACGTCCACGACCGCCGGTGCTGTTATTTTCTTTCCGTCTGCCAGTTCCAGGTCTATTGTGTCAATCTCTTCTCCGAACTCACCGCCTTTCTTGTGGTGTGCCAGGATGTCGCCTGCAAAGTCATAGCCTCTGTCGATCATAGCCTCGCTGTTGTCGTCGTACAGTCTGAAACATCCGGCCAGTTCGCCCTTCTCGTGTCTCTGCAGAACTTCTTCCCAGGTCAGCTTTCGCATTCCCAACCAGGTGTAACCCATTATTCATCGCCTCCTTCATAATCTGCCCCGCAGTACGGACACTTTGTTACTCCGTAGCAGTTAAACATCTTCCCGCATTCCTTGCAGGTGTCCAGCTCCCCATTTCTCTGCCAATCTTCCAGCAGGCTACTTACGTGCTGCCAGTCCAACGCCTCGAAAACTTCCTCTGCCAAATCGTCCTGCTGGTTGCACTCCTGCAGGATGCTGTTTCTCGTGTACACTGTATCGGATAATTCCGGGATGTAACACGGATCATCCGGTCTGTGATAAAACGCATCTTCGTCTTTGAAGATATGTCCCTGTCCGTAGAACTCACGGACGATCTTCTCACCTTCTCCATTTTCATCCGGCGGCGTGTAACTGCCAACCAGTACCGGGATGTTTACTTTCTGCAAGGCCTGCGACAGTTCCAATATCATACCGTCAATGGCTTCTGCATCCTTTACAAGCTCCCTTGTGGAAGGAACTCCACTCGTTCCGCTTCTCTTGGCCTCTATCCACATTTCAATATGCTCGTCGATGTCGAAATCTTCGTAATAGGATTCCAAGCTGTCCTTGAAACTATCTGCCTGGTTCTCTTCATCGAAATCAATCGTCATAGAGAAATCTTCGCCTGCAGGTGACGACTGCCCGATTTCAACATAGGTTCTTCTACTGCCCGGCTCAATGTAGGTTTCCCAGTTCCACCCCATTTCTTCTGCCTTGTCTAGAAGCATTTTCAAGCCTCTCGATATGTCCTTGTATTCTTCCATATCCTCATTCCTCCGCATCTGCGTAGTACGCATCGAATGCAATACCGGCATTTACCAGCTTATCTTCTAGGTAATTACCGTAGCACCAGCCGTCTCCATCTTCCCAAAAACTGTCCCAGGCTTTCTCCAATACCTCTCTCGCCTTCTCTTCATCATCTTTGCTTACAACAAACACGCAATCCATCCAGTCGTTTAACTGTGACTGCACTCTGATTACGCTTTCCTTTAATACTTCCACTCCGATATTCATTGTGTCTGCTCCTTCCTCAAATGTAATAGCAACTGAAATTCCAGTGATGCCCGAACTCATAGTACAAGCCGTATCTCTCGAATATCTTGTCAAATTCTCTTCTCACCGAAGGAAGGATGCCGTAATACAACATCTCGCATACCGGACCTTCAAAGCTCATGCTGAGAATGTGGTCCGGATTCACGTACTCGAAATACGTTCTTGGGTCCTGGTTCTCTTCCTCGATCAGATGCTCTCTGTCGTTGTAGTAATACTTTCCGGTTACCGGATCATGCTGTGTGAACCGCTTTCCGTTGAAATAGATGTCTACATCCTGCCATAACCCATGCTCCAGCAGAAACTCTCTGATTTCCTTTGCCAGGTTCTCAATCTGCTCTGCCGTCAGCTTTGCCGTTGAACTCATGCAACCTCCTCCTTTCTTACTCTCTTCTTAACAAGTCTTGCTGGGTACTGAGGCTGATTCTCTCTGTACTCTTTCAGTCTCGCCCTTGCCTCTTCTCTTGTGAACTCTGTCAATGTGTACTCCCAGCCGTACCCGTAATTCAGCTGCAACTCCCAGGTGTCGATTGTCTTTCTCTCGTATGCCATCCTACGCAACCTCCTCTTTCTTCGGCTTTCTGCCACGTCTCTTCGGCTTTTCGGCCGGCTTTTCTTCCTTGACCTCTTCTGTAGGTTCCTCGGCCACCTGCTCCTCAACCTTCTCTTCGGCCGCCGGTTCTTCCTTGACTACCGGCTCTGCAGGAAGCACAACATCCAGCTTGTATCTCTTTGTAATGCTCTGAATCATCGTCGCTACCTCTGTGCTTACTTCCTGGATTTCGTCCTCGGTAAGTCCTTCTGTCAAGCTCTCTGTCTCGGTCCAATATCCTGCATTATCCAGGAAATGATTTAATACCTTCTTTGCTCTATCATGTTTTACGTCCCACTTCATATCGTTTACCTCTCTTTCTTTTCTCCGGCGATCAATGCCAGTACCACTACTCCATTTATCAAAATTGCTACCAAATTCTTCGCTCTCATACCGTCGTATATGCCGACCATAAAGTTGATGAACAATACCGACTGCAGGAACTGTCTTAATTTCTTCATTGCCAAATCAGCCTCCTTTATGATAGACTTAACAGTTGAGAGGCGGTGTTGCTGCCTCCCGACCATTAAGGGAACTACTTAATCAATCAAACCTAACCATTTCAGAATTGCCGTAATCACTGACACAATCATGATTACTATGGTGGAGATTATGCTGGCCTGCTTTTCTCTCTTCTGTAATTTAAGGTTTTCGATTTCAAGTAGTTCCTTTTCCTTTGTAGAAAAGTCTTTCTTCCTACCTTTCTTACCCAACTGGTAATTCCTCCTTTCTTCGGATTTAATCAAATTGTTTTGTTTGATTATGGTTATATTATAACTCGCAGTTGCGTATTTATCAATAGATATACTTCTATTTTCCGAGTTTTTGCCAAATAATTTTCGCACTTGCGACAACTTCTGTAATTTCCGGATCATCAACACCGACTGGTACATTGCTCCGCATTTTCATTTGCGAGGACCGCAAACCCGCATGGTTGCCTGGTGCATTGTAAGATTTCTTACATGATTTCTTCTAAGGTTTCTACAAGGATTCTTTACTAGATATTAGAGATTAGATAATAGATATTAGAGATAGAATAATATATGCTCATTTGCGTACTCTCAAAAGCGTATTTCATCCACAAATGCGTGTGAATAATGTGGATAAATCCATCTCCTAAAGCATATATGTCTTAGACTTCGTACACGCTTCAATACCGGATTGTTGCTCTTAGGCATAGGATAGGTACTAAAATCGCCTATCATGTCTCGGGAACTTTTCGTCAAAATACCCGGTCTTATTTTGGTTATTTTGTATATTGATTTTACCTGCAGTCTTGTTCCGCTTTTCTGCAATAAAAAAGAGCCTACAACCCTTACGGATCATAGGCCCTTACGCTTAATCTTCTGAATTGATGAAGTCCTTACAGTCTAACTCCCGGTACGCCTTTTCAAAGGTTTCCTTCGGACTCCAACTTACATAGCCATCCGGATATTTAACAGCATATCCCGGTACACCGTTTTTCTCCCTTGGTTCAGCTTTTACAATTTTCACGCCGATGTAATTTTTCACGTCACCATTCCTCCTGTTATTTTACTCTGATCGTATCTCCTGCAATGATGAGGTTCGGATTCTCGATGCCATTGAGGTTCGCCAGTGCCTCAACTGACGTTCCGAATTTCTTGGCAATTCCGGAAAGTGTATCACCGCTCTCGATTGTGTAATACTTTTTGTTTCCAGCATTTATAACATCCTGGACTTCTTGCCATCTGTCACCGAGAACTGTTCTTCTTACTTCACCGCCGCCGTACTTATCGGCCCATACTTCGTCCACAAGCTCCTGCGTAGATGCATCGTGAATGTGATTGATAACATCCTGGACTTCCTGCCATCTACTGCCAAGTGCGTCCTTTCTCTCCTGTCCGCTTCCAAACTCGTCCTTCATGGTTCTATACACTAGGTCAAGCGTACTTCCTTCCGGTTCTGCAGGTGCCGGTTCCTCCGGATCTGCATTTCCGCTGTCCGCAGAAAATCCATTAAGTCCAGCATTTTTAATTTCTGCCTCAAAATCACGATAGCAGAAATCCTGGTCCACTGTTGTTCCGCAGATTGTCTTATCCGTAATAAAGTTCTGACTACCTCCATACTGCCATATATCGTGAGCCGTTGAAGGCTCATTGCTCGAATACTTCGCTACCCAATGAGTAAACCTCTGCAGTCTCGAATCGTCTACGTGAGACGAAAAATGCGAATCTGATGTGTAGACACCTACAAAATAGCCGGCCTTTTCGCATTTGTCGCAGAAAGCAATCACAATATCTGTGAGCGTTTCTCTGCTGTTATTCAGCATATTACCCTCGACATCATAGTATATCGGGAACTCGAACTGTTTTCCTGCGATTGCTGACAGGAAATGTTCTGCCTCTGCCTCTGCTTCCGCAACTGACTTTGCATTGCCGTAATAGTACACTCCGACCGGCATTCCGATAGCCTTGCACTGTGCATAGTAATTTTCAAATTTGCTGTCCTTATACTTTCCGGCATCTGCCCCTGCAGCTTTGACGATCACAAATTTTACTCCTCTTTCGTTCCTGGCCTGCTCGATGTTAAAATCTCCCTGCCAATGTGAAATATCAATACCAAATAGTTTTTCCATAGAAACTCCTCCTTAAATCAAAATAAGGGGCAGCTTTTCAGCTACCCCCCCCCCATTGTGCTATATCTCTTTCAGAACCTACGCTTTGATTAACTTACCGTTTTTGAGCAGGTTAACCATTTTGAGATTCTGAGCTGCCGTATATGCGTAGTTCGTAATACCGTTCGCCGCCGCAATCTTCGCACGGTGTGCTTTGGAAGTATCTTTCTCCCCTACGGCAGCAAGTGCTGTAATGATAGAACCCGATGACCCGCTATACTTAGGGTAGTAGCTGGTGCTTCGTCTCGGATTTCCGGAAACGACTACTACCGTGTGTCCCTTAGTCTTTGTTACAAGTACATCGCCGTTGAACAGTTCCGTCTTAGAAGTTACTGCAATCTTATCCATGAACTGCCCTGTCGCTCTGAGGGTTGAAACTTCGGATGATGTGTTGAAGTTTCCTGGATCAAAGCCTGCTTGGATACAGCACGCTCTTATAAGTGAACTGCAGTCTGCCTCTGTCTTTACAGAAATTTTAGAGAGCTTTCCGACTTTTCTCAGCTGTTCGATCACATTGCTTCTATGCCCCTGGCAATATCCGATATTGTTGTTTCTGCATCCCTGCAGCATAGCTTCTGCAATGGCGTTTGCTACCGTGATGCTCTTCGGTCTCAGACAGTACCAGCCTTTTGAATGGACGTAATACGCCTGGGTTGATACCTCGTTTCCAGTCTGATCTCCCGGTTTTCCTCCGGAAATGTGACCGCTCTCGTCAATTCTTGCGCTTCCAACTACTAAACTCATGGTTCTTCCTCCTAACAAAATAGGGCAGTCTTTCGACCGCCCTGTGCTTACGATATGTTCTCAGATTACTCCTCATCCTCACTGTTGGAGCCGATGTTGGCTGAGTCAGTCAAGCCTTCACCGATGATGTACGCCACTACTGACGCTCCCGCCATAATGAGCGCTGTAACCTGTGTTGCCGTGTTGTCTGTGCCGCCAGTAGCCAGGATCATCATAGATACGAATGACGCTACCGCAGTCCATAACTTTCTGCTTGTGAGTTTTCTAACCCAATCAATTTTCTTCATATTCCTTTACCTCCTGTTATAAAAATGAATTTTTTTCCATGCACTTCTGATAAACTTTGTCTATCTCGGCAATGGCATTTACTGCTTTGCTGTTCTTGTATTCCGGATGCTCTGCGCAATAACGCTCATAGTCCGAAATATCATCTAAAATCTGATTGAAAAACTCTTCGGAATGTTTGACATCCCTTCTCAACTCGTCGGCAAATCGCAGGATTCTTGTACGGCATCCGTCCGCATCATCTTTATCCATGCGCCTTTCGAGCTTGTTGTGCTTTTCTCCCAGTTCTTTTAACTCTTTCTGCACTGATTCCAGCTTATCCATAACATCCTTGTTCATCGACTTTCCGATGGCTCTCATGCCGTTTCCGATAATCTTTCCAACTGCAGACCACGGATTTACCTTGATGGGTGTGATCTGCACCAGCGTCAAGAACAGCAGTAGGGCTCCACCGCTTGCAAGAATTTCATTCAAAGACATTGGCTCTTTTACCTCCTTCCCAAACGCACCGTAGTTCCCACGGTACGTCCGTAATATCTGCCGCCTTTTCACCCAAAATGGCCTCTATTACTGCATAAAGAATGGCATCCGCACGTGGGTCCTTATCGAACCGGTACAGATGCCACACCAACTGATTATGCAGGTTCAGCAGATCCTCTTCGTCTGCCTCGGTATTGAGCAAGCCTAACTCTACGGCCGCACTTTCCATGCGGTCATAGTTGTAAAATTCTGCGTAGGGTATCATGTTGTCTCAAACTTCTCACCAGTGATTTCTTCAAACTCCGCTGCTGTTATCCATCCCTTGTCAACAGCGTTATGGACCATTTCGTCGGTCCACAATCTTGTCCCATCCGGCTTATATGTGTTGTAATATTTCTTTACAACCGAATACTTTGGACTATGCTTTGTTTTTGCCATGCTTGCTACCTCCTAAATTTCAATTCCAGTCATCATACTGAGATAATCGATCTGAGACTGCATCGTTTCCATTTTGATTTCCTCTGCGGTTTTTTCTCTAAAGGCGAGATAATATCCATCTACGCCTTCGTAATGCGTCTGCTGGATAAATGCACCATTCTCGTATGTGGTTACATTTCCTCCGGAACTTTCGACTGTCATCGGGGAGCAGTTGTCCTCGAAGATTGTCTCGTCGATTTCTGTCTCGCTTATGAAGTTGTTTCCGTTTTGGGTAAGTCCTTCAATGCTTGTTCCATCAGCCAGCGTAATCTTGAATGTTTCTTTTTCCATGTTATCCTCCTTCCGAATAGGCTGTAATATAGCTTAAACATATTGTCAATCTGCAGTCTTGACATGATTTTATAGTTACTGGCAATCCACGACTTGAAGCTGTTTTCAACTGTTGCAAAATCAATTTTTCCCAAGTCTAATTGCCTCTTATATGCCTTTAGCTTTTTCCGTTCTCTTGTAACAGATTTTGGGTTAATTTTCTTAACCACTCTTCCGGTATCAGTTAGCCAATACTGAATCTGCAGTATTCTGAACGGCTTGTCTATCCTGGCAATCCTTGTCTTTCTCATGTTTAGTATCAAGCCTATTTCATCAGCTAACTTTTTGATAGCTTCCAGCAAATTTTCGAGCCGTTCCTTACTTTCGGAAATAGCTCTTATATCATCCGTATATCTTCCATAGCCTTCTATGCTAAAGACAATCTTTGCGCAGTTATCTATCTTATACGGATGTATGATGCCTATATCCTGCGACGGCTGTGTGCCTATATCCACCCCCTTTCTCAGCATTTTTTCACCGGTCAGTAATTTGGGATCGACCCCGCAATTCATCATCGGGTCGATCTTTGTATAGTACATTTTTTCAATTTCATCATCCGAAAACCGCGATACATCTGTCTCGAACGTCTTAAACAGTCCGTCTATTATAAACTTGGCTGTTGTAATCGTCTCCGCATCTAGTTTGCTTTTATCCAAAAATTCGGATAATTGCTTTTTGCATATGTCGTGGTTCATATTCGGATAATAACCGGAGAATTCAGTAAGCAGGATATACCCTTTGTTTGTTCCGTGAACCCTGTAATACCTGCGGAGATCATTTTCCAACTGTCTACGGAACATCGCCACACCTTTTCCCTTCTGACTGGCGGTATTTTCTTGTATGATATATGGCTTTAGTGCCGGTCCGAGAACATCGTCTGACAGCGTATGATAAACAGTTTTGTCTACCATATCACTGCTTGTGATATACCTCGGTTTTCCTCTTTCGCAAATTTTGAACTTTTGTCCCCGCCCTGGGTGGTAGTCCTTTTCTGTCAATTTTTTCTGTAAAACAGCTGTTTCTAGCAAATGATTTATTTCAAATAGTTGCGTTGAGTATTTCCACTTACTGCCATTCATTGCCTTTGTGCCGGCATCGTATAAATAATTGGCATCTTCAAACAGATTCATTGATAAAACCTCGTATATAGCTCCAAGTCGTAACCAGGAGCATCAAGGCCAGTATTAAGAGCCATCACTGGCTCACGGATAACCTCTCCTTTCGCATTGACCCACTAGGAAATCTATGTCCTGTCGTGTGGGTTTGTGAAATCCGGGCGGACGCCGTTGACATTGGAAGCGTTGTTGTAGTTCGCATTGCCATTGCTGTTGACATTGGCGAAGTAGGCGGCCGAGACCACCGAAGAGCAGTCTGAACAGAAGTTACCCTCATTCTTTTTAATTTTGGGAAGGAATTTATTGTCAGACGCTCTGAGCGATTTTATATAATTGTATAGCTTGTTAAGTTCCAACACGATATTCATATACTTGTTCTTATCGCAAGGTATCGTTTCAGCAATAAACTGTAGTTCATCCTGCAGTGCATTGCAATATTCCATCGCTCTATCCAGTTGAAGTCTCCTTTCGATAAATTCCGAATAATATTCCGGAAAGACTGTATTTCCCATGCGGAGTTGCCTCGAAATACCCTGGCATAAATCCAGCACGGTATCTCTTTCCTTCGTGATAAACCACACATTTCTATCCATTGTCAGCTCTCTCAGCAATTTCGCAGTTACTTCTCTTTCGGAAATATCCGCAATTCCTTTGGTCGCAGATTCCACGTAAGCCTCTATTCTCTTTTGACTCAAAGCAAAAGATGCCATTAGTTCAACTGTTATCCTTTTGCGAATGGCGTATGCCATGTGCTGTGCTTCTAACCTTGACTTCTTTCTTTTACTGTATTTTACATCTGACATTTTCTATTCCTCTATAAAGCTATAAGGCGGCAACAAGGCCGCCTTGATGTCTGATTATATGATAGCGGAAGCCGGGCGGACGCCGTCGACACTGGAAGCGTTGCCGCAGTGCGCAATGCCATGGCTGCTGACAAAGGCGAAGCAGGCGGCCGAGACCACGTTCTGCAACCAGTACCAGTTTCTATTACAGATAAAGGACGGTGCTAGTGCAAACAATGCAAGCTGTTTGAAATCCGTAGTGTACAGATATGGAACCGTGCTTCCGTCGCAGGCAGGTGTGAACCAGTTCGCTCCGTATGCCATCCCCTCTGTCATGAGGTCCACCGTGCTGTCATACCATGATCCATTGCTCGGCTTACCGTTTGCTACTGCATTTACAAATAATCTTCTGACTGTCAAAATCTTATCTACCCCAAATGCCGCCTTGACAATTGTTTCTGCCTGAGCAAGGTTTGTGGTTTTCATTTCTGATCCAAAGTAACCTCCTGTAGTGACATTGGTCGCATTCATTCTTGCTGTATAAAGATTTGTGTCTGGAACGACAACAATATGATGCTTTGTGCATTCTGTGTCTCCTGTTCTTAACCAATAATCAAAATGAGCAATTCTCCAATTTACTCCGTTTATGGTCCAGTAATCTCCGATGTACAAATCCTTGAATGTTCCTGCAGCAATCTGTGCGTGCTGCTCTGCAGTGACTGAGGTTCCAAGATATTTGCCTCGAAAAACACTGTTATGATAGCCAGCGTTATCATAACCATTCTCCAAGGCATTTGCTTTCCCAGCCAGCTCGTCCACTGCCTCCTGGAGATTTTCAGCGTTTAATCCGCTGCTTTCATTGTTGTAGTCTATAGATTCTCCGCTTTCTTCCTCCATATTCTTTTTTATTGTCTTAACCTCTCGATTAAGAGCTACCGTATTTTCAAAAATCTCTTTAGGAGCCGCATTGATATTATCGGCATGGTTTGTATCTGTCGTTTCTGTGATATTGATAGACTCCGAAAATACTGCATCTGCTTCGTTGACCTTATAACTTTTCACGTTGTTCCTCCTTCCTAAAAGATGTCGTCAAGCACGTATGTCTGCTCTACGTCATCATCTTTGCCCTTCCTGGTAAAGGTCTTGATACACACAATGTCACCATTGGTGTCATACAATCCGATTTCGCTGATTTCTTTTCCAGCAAGTTCACTCTCTGCAAGGGTACATTCGTATCTGCAGGTTGTGTCGTTCGGGAATGTATAACCATCAATGGCTTTGCGAAACAATTCCTTATTGAGCCTGGACTGGGATTCGGTCGGTGCAATGACTACACCGGAACCGTTTACACCGCCTTCGCCAAATGCCATGCCAATAATTTTCGGAAGCGTGATGGCTCCGGCACGTGCCTTAACCAGGTTTTCCCTGGCTTTCTTTGTGATTACCACGTTTTTACTCTTTTCTGTACTCATTGGATATACTCCTTTCTATAAATTGAATTAAGGTTCTTCTTTCCGTCCAGCGTATTGCTGCCATCAAGAAACCAGTAATTCCTTGTTTTGGTAATGACCTGTGCCTCCACATCCGCATCTTCTCTTTCAATTCCCATGTGATGCGTAACTGCAGCTTCAAGTCGTTTATTGCCGCCTCTGTACTCCAACATAGCGTTGCCGTCGAGCAACAGTTTTCCGTCCAAATAGACAGTGTTCCAAAAATCAGCCTCAAACTCCGAACGGAATGCCGCCCTGGCATCCGAACTTGACCGTAAGCCGTATGTGCTTCTTACTTTCATTGAGCCTGTGACCTTGTTGTGGGCGCAGGCGACCATTGCAACGATTGCAACGCCCAGTTGATAGCCTCGTGTAACATCAAGCCTGTGTGAGCCGTCCAAATTCCACGAACCGTCCAATAGGTGCGTATTCCAAAAAATGATGTCCGAGGCTATCCGGATTGCTCCTGCCTTGACATCGTTTTCCGTTTTCTGTTCTGTTTTGAATTTTACCTTCTGCAGGTCTGCGTCCGTCGGGGTTGTAAATCCACCGAGCATATACTTAAAACCAAGCATCAGATTGTATCTCATATACGGATAAAGAAGGCTGGAACCATCCAGCAGTTTTCTTCCATCCAGCAGATTGCTATACCAAAACGACTCTGCGATATGGAAGATTATCTTTTTCAGATTCATCTCCTCTAAGTTCCGATTGTCTGATACAATCTCGGTTCGGTCATTCATTATAAACATCGTGTGTGACTGTTTCAGCTCATTCAGCATGGCTCTCGCCCGCTTCGACGCAAGCGTTCCCTCGCCCATGAAATATGCTTTGAACACATTCGGGTGTGGTGCCACGAAACCATAATCTCCCGGATCGTTGATGTCCGCAATTCGTACATCAAACCCGGTAGCGGTTTTTAAGTACCCTTCCATCCGATACGGTGTCATTGGCGCCCGATAGTCTCTCTTCCGGTAAATCAGCTGTCGTCTCTCCTCGTATGGAAGATTTTCTCGCACCGGCAGTCCCCACTTAATCTCGTGGTACATCAGTCCCCATGTGGCAGTTTCTGGAAACAGCTGGTTCAGAATATCCTCAGCTATTTCTCTTGCCGTGTCATACTCCTGGCCCATAACCTCGTACAACCACTTTCCAACATAGGAATTGTCGTAAAAGCCATCTGACACTGAGGCAATCATGTTCTTCGCACTCTCGCTGACCGGGAAATTTTCTAAATCAAACTTTTCCACATTCACACCCCCTAACCAAAATTAAGGGTACCGGTGTCCGGGTACTCCTCGCTTTTTAGAGTGATGTTCTGCATTTTCCCATTCATTGTGAATGTTTCAAAGTCCTCGACTCCTGCGATTGCAGAAATCAGCGGTCTTACATCGTTGTATCTCAGAACTCCTTCGATTTTCGCCTGCGCATAGACCACTCTCACGGCTTCCGTAAAGTCTGCCTTGATTTGCTCAATGCTGGTTTACCGCTTCATACAACTGCTCGTGGGAGAAGCCATCTTCCAGGCGGGCCTTATACTTCTT